GGTTGCCCAACAAGAAGTAATGAGTGTGTCATGTTTTATATAAAAACTAAATAAAAATTCATTTCAATTTTATATACTATATTATATGGCAGCAATAGTAAGTCAAGTACTACCTAAAGCTCAACAATCTGCAATATTTGAAGAGACAATGGATCATGTGATAAGTGCATTTGTCATGAATTCAGATACAAAAAATGGTATATTAGCCGAACGTGGGATACCTCCTAAAGAATTTCAGTATTGTTGTGACCCTAATATGCAAGCTACCATACAACATTTAACCCAACAATTATTAGAACACAATTGTATTAACAAATTGTTCGGTAATATAGAAGGAGTTGCCGATATATTATCCTATAGAAATTTGTATATAGCATTGATGGTATTTTATTATGCAGTTGGTGAAATTTCGGGATATCACAAATTTGATGTACAATCAATACTTGAAAATATTATTGTGGGTGATGATGAAGAAATAATCCATAGTAGAAGTATTGTAAATAGTTTAATAAAAACACTGTCAACCTTAGATAAAACCAATCAAGGTTATGATGATGAATGTTTTGAATTATTACTTACTATACGTAGAGAATTAATGAAATCAAGAGAATTAACAGAAGAAGAAATGAGACAATGGGAATCTGGTGAAGCTGATGTTGATTTTGCTTCTAAAAAAGGACTTAGCGTGGCTAGACAACAGGCAATTGCACAAGGTTGGATACATAGAGGGCGTAGACGAACACATGGTGGAACAAAATCAAAAAAACCAAGAAAATTAAAACGAAAATCAAAAAAAAGATAAATTATAATTCGTATTAAACAGGACCAGCAGGATCAGCAACAACATCAGAAACAGCAGGATCAGTATTAGGAGCAGCAGTATCTCCAGAACTACATGCTTGTTCTGGTTTTTCGCCTGTATATATTGCCTGTGCTTCTTTTACACGTGGTGGTAAGTTAGCATCTCCTGCATAGGCTGGAACTACAAGTTGGTAATATATCATACGAGCAGAAAATACAAAAGCGATAGTAGAACGATTAAATGGTGCTGGAAATGTTATTTTTTTGTTCGCTTTTAACTCATAAAGTAAATAATCATTAATTGGAAAATATTTATTTTTGAGATAATATTGTGTTTCTTCACTACACCATACTTTCAACTCCGTCCATTTATTGTATATATCTCTATTTAATTTAAATTTTGAACCTATTTGGTCCATCTGACTATTATACAACGTCAAAAACTCTTCAATTGTTTTGTCGTCTAATGGTGTATTTGTTTGATTTGGACTTAAATACTGATATGCACATTCGGTTGCCATTCCTTCTTTATTCAAAAAGAATAAAACAATTAATAATACAATTAATATTCCTAAAAAAAACCAAATCATTGTTGTTTTATTCTTTTTCATATTGTAAATATAGATAATAAATACATATGAATAAAATTGATACCATCTTTATAATAACTATATTGTATACAATGTTTCCGGTACGTTTTTGCGGGTTTTGGTCGCTGATTGCATCGACAGATACCCAGTATATTGGGTCGGAACTGATGATAGATTATAATACCATACGGTTTACACCGATTAAAAAATATGGTTTTATAAAAGTAAAAAAAAATATGTACGGGTCTGTGTTTATAAAAGAGGATAATAAAAGTAAAATTGCATGGTTGCCTACTGTTCAATATGATGTGGAAAGTCAAGTGTTTCCGCGTATCAGTATCCCTGTAAAACACAAGTGTTCTAAAATACTTGTTTCTTATAGTATTGACGAAACCTATACTTGGATTACCATACAAAATCAGAATGATCAATATGTGTTTCGACGAAATTTAGTAATTCCTGCTCCAAACGATTCGTTGTTTAAAATATTCTTGACCCAGCTCTTCTTTGATATTATTATACGAAGCATTCATCCTAATTAACGTTTTATCTTTCTACTATATTTTCGTTTCTTTTTTTTGCCTCCTGAAGTAGTTTCTTTGGAATCAGTTGTACCTTGTAAATAATCAAAACATTCATCTAACGATCCAATTGGTGTTACTGTTTCCATACCTGAAAGTTCTGATGGACTTAAAAATGACCATGGTAAACCTTTACCTCTCGTTCTTTTATCTTGAATATCTTGTAAATAATCACCTTTTGAAATTACTTCCCAGCGGCTATATGATTTAGGTAAAATAACAGATTCAAGCATTTTTTCAGCTAAATTCAAAGTATTTATATTAAATACCCATTTGTCAGAATCGGTTGTTACAACTGTAGCATCAGGTCCTGGATCTTCAACAAAAGATCCATCTTCAGATTCTGATTCTTCTGTTTCACTAGGCGAATAATCAGAACCTTCTGAATCCATTTCAGCAGATGCAGCTGCCGCTTTTGCAGGTGGTGTATCTCTTAATGCTTGTATTCTTTTTTCAACTTCTTCGTCATATTCATTATCGGTTGGATATTGTATTCCTGCAGTCATATCAACAAACCAAAAACCTAATAAAAAATTAAAATTACGTAATGAATTTTCTTGAGAAGCATTTGTATCATCATCTTTTTTTGTTACATAAATATCATGTAATAAACTCGTTAAAATAAGTTTACACTGTATCAAATAAGCGAAATTTAAACCATTTAATATACACATTGTAGCTTTAATATATAAATTAGTATTATTCGTTTGTAAAATTCGTTTTAATCTGTTTTTAAAACGTGGTGGTGTAGCGTCAACTGACCTAGGTAGTTCTGGCGGATCTGGTAATTCACTTTCATCTAAAGTAAAAGATGTATAATAAAAATAACTATCTTCTTCAGCAAATCGTAAATAAATCATTGTATTTACACCTACTCCATAAAATTCTTGCACTATACCTAATTCATGTAAAAACGCATCTATTGAAATTATTAGACTTCTAATTGTGTCTAATTCAACTTGCCGAAGAAAAATTCGTGGTTCAACTGCTGCACCTTCTTCAGCATATTGGTATGGGTGTGGTTGAGTTGTTTTTCTAGGTCTTAAAACTCGTGGCATTCCTCCTTTATATGTTTTTCTTTTTATATTTTTTTTTGATTTTTTTGTTTTCATATATATTTATGTTTTTTTAATTTAACATTTGCATTCTATTTTATCATATTCTTGTGAATTATAGGTTGCGTAATTTCCACATTTAGAGCAAAAATGCATTTGATATTGATGACAGGTTAAATCTTCTTCTATCCAAAATAAAAATCCTGTATAATGAGGTTTATTTTTATGTCTATATTGACCGGACCATTGGGTACATTGAATAAGAGTATGTATTGTCTTTTTTCTCAATTTTGCCTTGTGTGTAATCTTATCATCAAAAGCATAACTTTTGATGATATCATGAAGTTCTTCAGGAAGCCCAAGTTGGTTGACGCAGAGTTGTTTTATTACAGGTAGATCCATGATGATATAACATTTACTATTTATCTATTCTCATTTCAATTTTAATCAAAAGTAACTGAAATTTGAATAAATTCTTTTTGAATATTTTTAATAGCAGATGGTGACAATTCATGACGAGTTTTACGAGTTTTATGATCCAGTGGCTTTTTTTTTGAAGTACTGTTTCGTAAATTCATGTCTTGCTCAATTTTTGCATATTCAGATTCAATGTATTCAATAATTTCATTTTCCAAGACCCATTTAAAAAAATTCAACTGACCAATTGTGGTTTGTATCAGGGTGTTATTCTTATATGGAATAGTAATCTTTTCCCATCTGCAAAATGGGTCAAACCGCTTCTTCGAATAAGCTTTTAATTTTAATTTGTAATCATTATAGACTTTGAATCGTGATCCGGTAGTCAATGTATATACAATATAATTCTTTTTAGCATAATTAGTAACAAACCAATCTAAAATTCGTAAAGAAATGACAGAATCACCGTTTAAAATTTTAAGAATTCTGTCTAATTCTTTGTAATGATTGGATTCATAAAATACTTTTAATTTGTCTAATAATAAATCATTTTGTTTTGTATAATTCATAGTTTGCCACTGTTATATTATTTAAATAAGTTTAGTTGAAGGATTTAAATATTTTATTGTATGAATGAATATGTTACAAGATTTGTTAAGTACAGGTGCTGCCATAAGTATATTATATATATCCTATCAACCTGCCATACCTCATTATATTTATATATTACCTTTGTCATTTTTTGCCTATGATTTAATTTGCAATAAATTAACGATTGATTTTAAATTACATCATCTAATTACATCTTCTTTTACTGTTGTAGATTTTTTATATCCTTATACACCAGAATTGAGGATAACGTTGACTCGTCTAGAATGGTCTACGTTAGCATTAAATATAATACCTTATGTACCTAAAAAGTTTCAATTTGGGTTACAACTATTATTTTTTATTTTATTTTTTAAATTTCGTATCTTCGATTGGTATATTGTATTTCAAGAATGTACATTTTCATATATTCAAATTATACCTCTATTAGCTTTATACAGTTTGAATCTATATTGGTTTGTACTTATTTGCAAAAAAATAGCAAAACCACTAAAAACAATGGATTTAAATATTGTAAATCAACATATTGTTTCCTATACCATGATGATAAACAGTGTTTTAATGAATATATGGTATCCAACCTTAACTTTTATCAATTGTATGTCTGTGTTACTAGGAATATCTAGTTATTTGTACCATAAAGAAATTGCCAATTATTACTATGGTATACCTACTATTCAATCCAAATGGATATTATTAGATGTAACCTTTTTTCATATATGTCAATCTGGTTACATATATCTGCTTCAATCAGAATGGTGTGTAGTTTTATTATATACTCACTTTATGAATTTATGGTATATTTATAAATTTCTACCAGAAGATATTTCAAGTGCATCTATGCCATCTTTTGCATTAGATGCTATTTATTTGTTATACAGTAATCCATCGATCGAGTTATTTACTATTTCATTGTTGATATTGTATATACATATACTTAATCCTTTTTACGACATATCCTATGTAAGCACTCATTTAGTTATATGTTGGTATATACATACAAGAGGAAATCAATTGTTGCAAAATTAAATGTTATACTATAGTATGAAATATGCTATTCGTATAAATGAAAAAATAACTGGAAATATTATTTTTGATGGATATTTTGTTACAAATACATCCAATATGTTAACTGGATTTTATGAAACTATGAATGGAATTACAGATTATAGACAAAATTTAATAATACCAACTGATAATTTACCTAGTGGTATTGTAGATAATCAGGGGTTTCAAACTTATATATATGGTGTTAATGGTAATAGTGTTTTTAATAATATATATTTACCTTCATGGAAACAATTTAATATTTCAGGAATTGTAATTAAATATATGAATAATTATAATTTTAATGTATCACATATAAATATTTTTAGTAATAGTGATAGTGATCCATCAATAATGAATGAAAGTAATGTATTCATAATTTTTAATGATAGTGAACTATCATTTAGCGTAGTGTCAACAATTACCATTACACCTGTTTATGAACCGCGTAGAATTGCAATGGGGAGCTTGTATTCCAATAATGCACAAGTGTATTATAAACCACATACACTGGCTCCAGGTGGTATTGGAGGTGTACGTAATTATCGGTTAAAATCTAGAAAAACTTAAAAAAATTAATGATTTACAATTGTTTTTTCAATTCTTCCAGTTCATTCAACCATATTTGACGTTCCGATGTAGATGCCAACAATGCTTTTTCTTTGGTCAACTTGGCCAATTCAGCTTCTAACTGTTTTACATTTTCATCGGATACACTGTCCATCGGCATTTTAATCAAGTAATTGTAACTTCCGTCGTGTTGAACTAACTCATACGCTTTCAATAGTTGCGTAATTTCATCTTGTTTTTTGTTACGCAAATCTATCTTTCCTTGTAATACCGCATGAATGTATTTCACTTTGTGCGTTATTTCAACCAACAGTTTATCCAATTTATCCAATAAATATTGTTTACGAACCGTGTACATTTTCAATCGAACTTCTGCATATTCATCAATAATTTCATACACGGTCTTGTACTTACGAAGTTGATTCTTTGCGTTAATCAAATGCATGTTGGTAGTACTAATACTTGTTGTCAATTTCAAATCTGATTCTATATTTGAGCTTGGTGCAAGTAACGTGACTACAATATGAATATTTACATCTGTACTTTTATCCGTATAATCTTTAATCAATGTACCCAATGAATCTTCCAAGAATTGTTTATAGGTGTCAGTCCACATACCAATCGGAAGTTCGGTAATCGTAACTTGTAACTCTTTTACTGAATATACACCTTTCATGATATATTTACCATTGTCTTTGTCTTTGTCTTTGTCTTTATCTTCTTCGATTGTTCCTTTGAATCCTCTGTAATAGGGTTTTATGGTAATAGGGGTAGATTCAAACAACAACATGTTTTTAAGATAGGCAATTAAATCAACCGGATTGTAGCACGGAATTTTAGTACTGAAACCAGTACCAATACCGTTGCACCCGTTAGCTAAAATCATAGGAATAATGGGACTGTAAAATTCCGGTTCAATACTAGTACCATCGTCAGATAAATATTTCAAAATATCATCATCTTCTTTGCGAAAGATATATCTGGTGCATTTATTCAACTGTGTAAAAATATACCTTTCACTCGCACTGTCTTTACCGCCTTGCAATCGTGTACCAAATTGTCCGTTTGGGTTCAATAAATTTATGTTGTTGGATCCTACAAAATTCTGTGCCATATTGACAATAGCACCATTTAAACTAGCTTCACCGTGATGGTATGCCGATTTTTCAGAAACGTATCCACTAAATTGAGCTACTTTAATTTCATGTGTAAGTGGTTTCAACAATGCACAGTAAAATATTTTACGTTGACTAATTTTGAAACCATCCATAACATTTGGAATCGACCGATCACAATCATATTTGGAAAATTTAATTAATTCTTTGTTGATTAATTCAGTGTACGAAATATTGTGAACGTCTGTATTCAAATTTTGAGGTGTATACTGTTCCAACCAAGTTTTACGATCGTTGGATCGTTTTTTATTAAAGACCATGTCCAATTGTCCGCAACATTCTGGTGTTCTAGTAAAATGCACAATTTTCTTATTTAGGAAATAATCTTTGAACTCTTTTGCAGTACTCGTACCTAATCCTTTGTAAAACTTTTCATACCATCCTTTTGGATTGGTTTCTTTCCATTTTGTATATTGCTCTTCATTGTAAAAACATTTCTCTTCTTTTCCTTTGGTTGCTTTAATGATAGGTGTGTTCATAAACCCAATAAAATCAGTGCACGGGAGAAGAGACGGCCACAAACAAGCAAACAAGTTGATAATCAATGCTTTAATGTGACTTCCATCTAAATCTTGATCTGTCATGAACAACACATGTGCATACCGCAATTCACTAATATTTTCTGGTGTATATTCTTTTCCGTATTTCAATCCCATAATAGTCATCAATTCTTTGATTTCTTTGTTATTACTAATGGTCGTTATTGATTCATCGCGAACATTTAACAATTTTCCACGCAACGGATATACACCATATACGTTACGGTCTTCAGCAGTAAATCCAGATAGAATAGCAGACCGAGCTGAATCTCCTTCACACAATATCAATGTGCATTTGGTAGATTTGACAGTTCCTGCATAATTGGCGTCAATCAGTTTTGGAATACCCACAATTTTACGTGTTTTGCTTCCGTCGCTTGTTTTTTTAGCGGCAACCATTTCTTTTGTTTTGGTAATGGTTAGTGCTAACTCCATGATACCTTTTTTCGCAATTTCTTCAATAAATTTATCCGATAATTCACAATTCGACCCGAACGATGAACTGGGTGTATTGAGATAATCTTTAGTTTGACTGTCAAAACTTGGGTTTTCGATGGAACACTGAATAAACAACATCAAATGTTCTTTCAATGTAGTTGATTTGACATCTACTTTCTTTTTTTGTTTGATATAGAGAATAAGTTTCCGAAGAAGTTGGTTCAAAATATAATTCACATGGGTACCACCTTTACCTGTATGAATTCCGTTAACATAGGAAATAGATACAAATTCTTCGTTTGGAGATTTACATACAACCACTTCCCATCGGTCACATGAAAATTGTGAACGAGGTAATTCGGATTTAGGTCCTACAAACAAATCAACATATTGCGTCAATGATTTTACAGGTACAACAGTTCCATTGTAGGATACCTTGACAGATTTATCCGTAAGTGATGCAATATCGTAAATACGGCGTTCAATTAAAGATAACATAGTAGGTTCCAATCCAGCTAATTTTAGACGAGCATAATCAGGTTTAAATGTAATACTAGTGTATGATTTCTTTTTACAAGGTTTAATTACAGGTGGATTGATTGTTTTTAAATTATCTGAAAAAGTTTGCGTATATTTAAGTTGTCGGGTTGAATCTACACATTCAATACTTGAAAACGTAGACCAAATAAAGACGAGTTTTACACCAAACCCATTTTTTCCACCAACAATTCTTTTTTCTTCCGTGTTGAAATTTCGCGAAGTCCGCATAGTAGCAAAAATGAGTTGTGGAATATACATGTCGTGTTCAGGATGTTTTGCAATATCAATTCCTTCTCCATCATTGATAATCGTGATAGTGCCATTATCAATAATGACTTGAATATGAGTGACTGGATTTTCACTTGTTTTGGTACGAATATGGTGGTCGTTAGCGTTCACAATTAATTCGTCGAACAATTTTAATAGAGCAGGGTTGTAGTGGATAGATTCCATTTGAATTTTACCGTCTTTCAAAATCCAATTATCGGTTTCTACATTTTCAACTGATCCTACATAGGTATCTGGATTCATCAATACATGTTCGTGCTCATTACGCATAACATATTGGGAAAGGTCGGTAGCCATTGTATACTTATATTAGTTGAATGTTGCTATATCAATTTTTTTTCATTGTTTTATTTTTTACTTTTTTTGATTTCTTTGTTTTTGTTTTCTTTGTTTTTGTTTTCTTTGTTTTGTTAGGAGTATAATTTAAAAACCATTCTTCATATTCTTTACTCTTAGGATCTAATTCACTTCTCATTTTAGATTTTTCGTCGCGTATATCGGACATGGTAGGTTGATTCCCGTAACAAGTAGTACTAAACCTTTTTAATAGGCCAGATTGTTTTAATCGATTGCGTTGTTGAACAGTAAACAACATCGTAGATAAACACATTAAACGGTTTATGTCATAATAGGGACGGTTTGTATACATGAATGCCATGTAAAAACTTAACAATGTATCAATAGTGCCTACTTTAACTGTTGAATTACCAATTTTAATTTCATTGTAACTATGGCATGCAGTAGTTTTGTAAACAAAAGCGATTGATTCATCTCCAATTTGTATAGAATGATGTTCTGCTACCAATTCACCAATAGGTGGATAAGATTTAATTGTAACTTCTATATTTTCTTTTGCAAGTTCTTTTTTTACACGATTGCATGTTTTTATAGGGTCTAACGATAATACATCAAAATCAGGTAAAGATTTTACTTGATAGTTGGGTAAATATTTAGAATACAACGCATTTGCATATCCTCCAATAAAAACAAGATGTTCGTTAATAAACGATTTTTTTACAATATCAAATATTTTTTTTTCTGTGATATGGTGTTTTGTTTTCATTTCACGTTGAATTATTTTACATTTTTTCATTTTTAAAGGATAATATTTATTCAACAAAATAAGACGTTTCAATACTTTTTCCCATCTATCTATTTCTCCGTTAGGACGTGATAATTCTAAATACATGCTTTGACGTAAAAAATTGGCAGGAGCATACAATAAACCTTCTTTCGTGATAATATCTTTCATAAGACTATCAAAAATTTCAGGATGTAAATAGGTGATATCAGCAACACCAATATTATTTACAAATATTTTATACGTTCCGTGATGAACACCTGTTTTTGCTTCTATCTGAATAAATCCGTGTTTTGAATATATATCGGCTAGTTCTTTTGCATCTTCTAACGCATTTTTGCTAAAAAAATCATAATCAGGTATTTCATAGGTATAATTATAAAATCTATCTTTTTTTGGTAATATATTATTGACTGCTGTTCCACCATAAATAATTAATTTTTTACGTTTAATAAATGCTTCAACTATTTCAATTGTTTTTTTAGTTTCAGGTGATTCTACTAATATTTTACCTTGTTGTTGTTCAACTTTATCTTTATTCATTCTTAAAATAGCTAATTCACAATCTTGAAATGCCATAGTTGGAGAACATACCATAATATACACATAGATTATTTTAGTTGAATGGTATAAGAATTTCCTGATTTAGTACACGAACCAATAATTTCAGGATTTACCTTATTTTTCTTAATATCTTCTGTATTATATACATTGACTTCATCGATATAATACATAATACCTCTATATTCTTCTGCCCAAATGGTCTTTTCTTTAAATGCTGGTTCTTGTTTTACCATAATTCCATGCGGAAGACCTTTTGTATGTGTTCCACAATACAAACAACCGTCCTTTTTACGGCGGGTGCATTGTTCTCCTTCATGACCACTTCCTTTCGCACACCGGGCTTCACATCTTGAATCATGGGGAACACAATTTTTAGCACGTTTGCGTTTGCTAAAATCGGATTTAGTAATGTCAACTGGTTTAGTAGATTGTACCCATTGCAAAAGTGGAGCAACAGATTCATTTGGTAATTTGTTCAATTCATGCAACAGTTGTTTGGTATAGGCTTCATTTTGAGCATTGATTTTATCTAAAATACGGCGTTCCATCGAATACAATCGATTACTATTCTAAATGAATATCAATTTTTAAAAAAGAGTTAAAAAATAAAGATATGATGATATATGAATATTTTAGATATGAAAGAACGTATTGAAAATATGCCAAAACATTATCAAATTGAAATTGGAAAAATATTGATTGGACAACATCAAATTACCCACAATGAAAATCAAAATGGTATTTTTATTAATTTATCCAACATATCCTATGAAATATTAGAACAATTGCAAAAATACATTGATTATGTTAACCTGCAAGAATCACAAATTAACCAAACTGAACAACAAAAAGATGAGCTTAAAGATTTGTTTTTTAAATAACTATATGAAAGTAACAAAATTTGTTTTGAATAAATCAAATTTTGATAATTATCTATATTGTGATCCGTATACTAAATCTTTTTTGGAACTTTCAGGTTTACGAAAAATAAACATTTTAAATAGTGCACCTACTTCTATAGTACATACAATAGAATCGAACAAGACTACTTTGAAAACACTTATTGATTTGTGTAAATGGAAAAAATGCAATGTTTGGATTATCAAAGATCATATGTGTTATCCAATTGGTAATCATCCACCTACTCATATCTTTGAAAATAATACCGTTTTACCATGGGAAGGACAATTATATGCAGATCATTATCATATTACTCGCCCATTGTATGCATTATCCCATTACAAATTAGACGAACTTAAGTCAATCGCGAACCAATTACATATTCCTGTATCTAAAACAAAAAAACAAATATATAGTGATATTCAAACGATTATTAAAATTGATTAAATAAAAAGTATAGGTATATAGCATAGAATGGATAAATTAATAGAAACCTATCTGAAACATAAAAATTCAGATTCTGTAAAATATGAGTTTGAATTACGTTTCAAACATTATTCTGAACCGCTTACAAGAAGCGATTATAATAATGTGATTGAATGGTTGTTAATGTGTGGGTTCAAAATAAAACAACGTGTATCTTTGTTTCGAATATCCTTAGGCAAAAATATTCGAGCTGAAATAGACGGTATTGACGCTATTAAACAATATTGTGCAAATCAAACTACAGAACATATAAAATATGTGGAAAAGCAGCAAATAGCTGACCCATTTACACATCAAGGATACAATGTACAGTTTTCGTTAAACACGGAATCAGTTAAACCTAGTGTGGAAACCATGTCTGATATAAATACGTTTCGATTTATGAAACGTATTCAATTGTACCATCCAGACCATCCATCATTTGTCATTGATTGTAGTATTGTAAAAATGATACGTAATAGTCCAACCAAAACAATGACTAAAGTATTTGATATGCCACCTGTTTACGAAATTGAAGCAGAATGCATTGAACCACTTCCTATGAAAGAATTAAAAGGTGAAATAGCGTTTATGATTACTCATGTATTGAAAGGATTACAGCGAACTAATTTTCCTATTTCATATAAAGAAATAACAGCTGTGCAAGAAGAATACAAAGAATTATTTCCGGTAGGTGAACGATTGAGAGAGTTGAACTTTATAGGACCTAATACAGTTACATTGCAACATGAAAATATTTCATTGTTAACTGAAGATGATTTTATGGTAACGGACAAAGCAGATGGTGAACGTAAATTATTATTTATTTCGAAAACAATGAAGATGTATTTGATTCCTACATCAGGTCGTGTTGAAAACATGAATTGTACCTTAGAACCTCAAAAAGGGTTACCTGTTGGACCTATGGTATTGGATGGAGAACACGTTGTAAAAGATTCACAAAATAACATGCATAATACTTTTTATGCATTTGACATGTATTATTTGAACATTGACCCGTTAACTGAACAAAATAGAAGTAATCTAAGTATTGATAAAAATGATGTTCGGTCGTATAGACTTCCAATTCGGAGAGAAGTATTGATGCGTGTTATCAATTCCGTGTTTACATCCATTACCAATTTAAATGAAAGTAAGTATGCTATTCAATACAAACAATTTTTAACGTTTTCACCTGCCAATTGTAAAATGTTGTACGAAATGCCTAAACCTTATCATAAAGATGGTCTTATTTTTACCCCTATACAGTATGGCGTTGGACTATCAAATGCAGATGCTCCCATTTCCAACAAACGAACTACATGGGATTTAAATTTTAAATGGAAACCTGCTGAAGAAAATACGATTGACTTTTATGTAGACATTGATCCTACATCCAAAAAAACAATCACTGGAAAAGAATACAAAGTCATTACATTGAAATCGTCGTATAATGCTTATCCAAATCGTGAACACTCGGATTATACAGTATGTCCATCTGTTTCTGTTTATCAAAATTTTGACATTAATAGTAAACAATTAATTCCTTTTATTGGTGGTAGACCGTATGATGTATCTGCTTATCTATGTAATTCGTATACAAACGAAGAAGGTAATGTATGTACAGAAGGTGATGGACGTTTGGTAGAAGTGCTTGAACATGGTTCTATTGTTGAATTTAAATATGATAGTACAAAAGAAAAAGGATGGAGATGGACACCGATTCGAGTTCGATGGGATAAAACTACTCCCAATGCCTATAGCACTGCTGTAAAAAACTGGATAAGCATACATAATCCTGTTACCTATCAAATGTTGGTAGCTCCAACAAAAGAAAGTATAGTAAGTAAATCGTTGCGTCCCGCCGAATTACAAGATGAATATTACACTTTGAAAACAGAAAAAGGTAACTTAAAAGAAGGTAAATTAATGAGCGATTTTCACAACGATATTAAACGAATGTTGATTGTCAAAATTTCTGACAAAGTAAGATCAAGTACTAAACGAAAACCAATGTTAATTGATTTTGCTTGTGGTAAAGGTGGTGATATTCAAAAATGGGAAGATGCTCAAGCTGGATTTGTGCTTGGTATTGATATTAATAATGATAATTTGCATAATACCGTAGATGGTGCCTTTTTACGTGTAGTTCAAAAGAAAAATCGTAAATTTATGCGTAAAGAAAAAGAGTTGTTGCCTATGCTATTTTTACAGGGAAGTAGTAGTTTATTGATTAAAGATGGAGAAGCGTTAACGAATGATTACGAAACACGAATTGTACAATATTTATTTGGTATGGAATCTACTTATCCACCTATGTTATCTGAAAAAACGCAAATACCGTATGGATATTGTAAAGAAGGATTTGATATTGGAAGTATCCAATTTGCGTTGCATTATATGTTTGATTCAGAAGAATCGATTATGAAGTTTATTTATAATTTAATCGATTGTATTAAAGTAGGCGGATATTTCTGTGCTACGTGTTTTGATGGCACGAGTATGATGGAATTATTAAAAGATATAAAAAAGGGACAAATTATGTCTACTGCTCATGATGATACAGGTACGTTCAAATTGTCTACCGATGTAAAAAAAGGCTACATACCATTCTCAAACATTGAAAAACAATATGATAATTCCGATATAAAAGAACACACACATTACGTGCCATTATCCATTGGTGTAAAACAACAATCGTTGAACAAAGATAAATTTCTGAAAGAATATTTAGTATTTGCAGAATATTTCATTCCTCTTATGGCAAAACATGGGTTTGAATTAGCTACACATTTTCAAGATTTTCCGAATGGAACTGGATTATTTAAAACCGTACAAAGTAAATTTAAAGACATGTCGGCCGAACCAAATCAAGAAGCTATTTCACATCTAAACCGTTATTATATCTTCCAAAAACAAAAACATGTAGCGTTTCGATCTTTAAAAGTATACGATTCTGCACACTATTTAAAAATTAAAATTAGTTAAATAGGTAAAGTGTATATTCAAATATGAATTATGTATTACCTCATGTAAATATATCCTATAAAAATAATGAAACCTATTCTATTTTTTCCAATTCACTACAACATTATTTAACTACATTTGAACCCACTAGTGAAGTAGAAAATAAAATAGTAGTGTTAAGTAAATACAAACCAAAATCAAATTCTTTTTTTGTCATGTTAGAATTATTACATTCCAATCGTATTCCAGACACTACAGAAATTACTTATGTAGGAAGTGATGCATGTTTAGAAGCTTTTGATTGGATTAAAAAAAATATTTCTTTTAAATTAAGAACAAAATCAACACAATTGATTATAGGTGATATTGATAATTTTAAAGAACAAGTAATCTATGTATTAACTCATCAAATTGCGGGAGGTATTTCTTTTCTTCGAGTAGCAGATACCACACAGCAAGATACCATTCAGCTTATTTATCTATTATGTGCATGTTATGAAAATGTGCATATTTGTAAACCTAGAGCAATCAGTAACAGTAGTTTAGTAAAATATATTGTATGTACTAATTTTAAAAAAACAGTGCAAATTGATAATTATGAAAAATTAATGTTGCCTTATTATTTCATGACCAAAATAAATGAACTTAACGCTATGTATGGTCAAATACAATTTGAATATTTACAATATACAGATGATTCTAAAGAAAAATGGATTCATTGGTGTTCTGAATTTTCTATTCCAATTTAGGAAAAATATAATCTATAAGTATGGATTACAAAGTTGCTGGCAGTTTATTTAATATGATTGTTTTCATTATTTTTGCATCGTCCTACACTTTTCGATATGTAAAACGAATGGGTGTTCGCGATGAAGACAATTCTTTAATTATTCGTTCGTTGCTAGTCGGTTTAGTTAGTTATTTAAGCATGAATATGAATTATTAAAAAGGTACTTAAATAAATGGTATATATTACCATATGTCCAATCTGGTAAAATCACAGTAAGGCGATAAGTGATTGGAAGGTTCAACTCCTTCCTTGGACATCTCTCGTGATAGCTCAGTTGGTAGAGCGACGGACTGTAAATCCGTAGGCCAAGGGTTCAAATCCCTTTCATGAGATTAATCTTCATGTTTCATAATATAAATAAGTAATATGGATCCTACTATTACTTATTTATTCAATCCAAAACGTAAAACAACTGTTTCCAATGTACAGGACTACGATGTTAACTATAAAGAACGTATTTTAGAATTGACAGCATCTATGTTTGATGCATCTGCCAATCCTATGTTACAACATTCATTTCACAGCTACGTGCATGATTGTATTCAATGTTTAAAACAGCAAGATTTAGAAAAAGAATTAGATAAAGAACAAGAAGACAAAGATATACTTCCAATTAATGGTGACCAATTTATTTTTGCTCCTAAAAAAATAGATGTTCTTGTGAAAAAGAATAAAAAAAATATGTTTTTAATACATGGTAAAACCTGAAATATGTTCTCCGCTTTATAAAAAAAATAAAAAATATACTTGTTACAATAATAATCATCTGTACCAATTAAAAAATAAATATAATCGTACACATAAAAAAAAGATAAATACAAACAATCCAGTTGATATTTGGAAAGAATTGGATTCTAAACTTACCAAATGCAAAAAAGAATCTTGTTGGGCAAAAGAACTTGATGTACCTGCAGATGAAGTGTTTGCCCCTAAAAGTCCTTCTTCTTGGAAAAAGAATAAAAATGAATGGTTGTCCAGTTTAGAAATTACAGACGTGTTGAAACAATATGAAAAAACATACCCACAATTCAAATATATAGGACCATCCCCATCCGATTATGATTTTAAAGAAGAAGACGGCAAATGCGTTTGGCCTGAATTATGTAATTTTGACGTCAACACAACGAAATATATGGATATTGGAATTGTATTCAACATTGATGAACATGAAGGGGACGGAATACATTGGGTATCGATGTTTATCGATCGACGAAAAAAGACAATTTACTATTTTGATTCTGCAGGTGACAAAATTATTAAAAATATTAAAAAGTTTGTAACTCAAGTTCAAAGTCAAGATCCTAGTTACAGATTTATTGAAAATCATCCCAAAGAACACCAATTTAAAGATTCAGAATGTGGAATGTACGCATTATTTTTTATTATTACCATGTTGAAAACTCATAATTATGATTTTTTCAAAGGTAAAACAACTTTTCCAGATGAAAAAATAGAAAAATTACGAAAAAAATATTTTAATTCCTAATAAAGAATAAAGACATGATACTATATGAACACGACGGATAATAAACGAATGTTATGGGACCTTGTATGCGAGATGGAATTATTTCGTCCTGGTTTGCAAAAAGAACAAATTATGAAAATATTTGAACAAAATATTTTAAATGCAGACAAGTTAGATGCAACCTTAACAGATAAAAATAAACTTTTTATATCTTTATTTGTCCCAGCTATTAATAATCTAAACGTAGAAGATAAAGAAACGTCTACACGTGAATCATTTTTTGAAGAACGTGTACAATCCATTCAACAAACAACAGATGTTCCACTTTACAATATTTTTGATCCAGTCGATGTACAGCATGAATTAGTTGCTATCAAACAATTGCTTCACAAAATTTTAGAAAAATTAGAAAATTGAAACATAACATCAAAAACAATATAGATACGAACAATCATGGAACTTCTCAACTGGGTACCTTCCAACAAATTATCATTCGCCATGCTTCAGATCAACCCCAATGCCATAGACCATATAGAAAAATACCATGTCCCAAAAATGTGGACTCTTTTATCAGAAAATCCTAGTGCAATATGTTATTTGTACAACGACCCTACTATGTTAGGTAATGCAGGATGCTGGTTTAAAAACCCAAATCCAGCCATTATTCCATTGTTAGAAAAATATACATGCGTTAAAGTACCCTATATACAAGAACGATTAATCGAAAACCCCAACGCACTTCATTTGGTAGATGCAGGTTTTATTAAAGGTAATTTACATTTATTGGCTAAAAATACAAGTTCTCTTGCCATGCAATTGATTGAAGATTATATAGACGAATTATCCGATGTAGCATGGGAAAGATTATCAGCCAATCCATCTGCGATACATATCCTTGAAAAAAATCTACATAAAGTGCATTGGGGTTTGTTATGTTCTAACTCAGCTGCTATTCATTTATTGTTAAAACTTCCATACAGGATTAGTTGGTTTCAATTTTCAAAAAATACACATCCACTTGCCATCGAACATATGAGAAAAAATTTGGAGAAAGTCAATTGGCAAAATTTATCTGCCAATCCAGCTGCAATTGAATTGTTAAAAGAAAATCAAGATAAAATTGCTTGGTATTGGTTCTCCAAAAATCCTGCTATATTTGAATACAACTATTCAAACATGGCTAAAGCAAGAACCGATGTAATCCACGAAGAGTTGGTTTCGGTTGCATTGCATCCTGACCGTGTTTCTGCATGGTTGCAACAAGGACTCACATTGGCTGATTTGTAATTAATAGTTTATTTTTTTATACAATAGTATATGACAACATGGACAGATGACGTCATTGAAATGTTAAAAAAATTAAGAATCAATTCTTATTTAATGAGCGTTAAACATAAAAATAGATACATAGAATTTAAAGAATATTCTAGATATTTTGATTTACCGGTTATTGTGCTTTCTATCTTTAGTAGTACATTTATATCCTTTCAAAGTGTCCCTGAATATGACAAAATTATGGTGAATACGGCGATAAGCATGTTTATAGCCATTTTAACTTCTATCAAATTGTATTTGAATTTGTCTGATTCTATTAATCAGAGTGAATCACTTTCTCAAAAATTTTATTTATTAAGCATCAACATTTATAAAATATTAGAATTGGATGAAGAAAACAGAAAATGTGATGGACATGTTTTTTTAAATGAAACCTACAGCGAATATGTCAAATTGTTAGACAGTTCCAATATTTTCAAAACAGAGATTAGAAAAGATATGCTAATTGATGATATCAAACCATTGTTAAAACCGTGTAAAGTTACAAAAAATAATCAAACCCAAACACAACCAACTAATTCACTTAATAATTCACTTAATAATTCACTTAATAGTTCAGTCAATAGTTCACTCAATAGTACTGCCCTTACTATTAAGAATGAACCAGATATGATACCTGAATTTTGTTCTGATTATCCTAACTCTGTACTTTAAAAAATGATAGAGACAAACGTTAACGATAAGCAACGTATTTATGCACTATTTTTTCTGGTACCATATTTATAATAGTATAGCAGAATATAGAGCTGTCCCCCATCGTATAGAGATGATGAATCGCATACTTCTACGGCCCTTACTATTGATACTTGATTATCCTAATTCTCTATAAATGATTTTTTAATTCATCTATATGATAATTAGACCTTGATTCATCTGCATAAACATATTCTCCAACGAATCGATATTCTTTACAATACTGAATTGGAAATGGTTTTGCATGATATTCTTTTCGATGAAATGAAGCATGAACAACGCAATCTTCTTTGATTAAAGGATAAATGTAATCTCTTAAAAAATCCTGGTCGTACATTCGGTCTCCAGTTTTTTTATATAATTTCATTATACTCATCCAATTTGATAATTGTGGTATTTTTTTTGTGCCGAACATTCCACCTAAAATACAAAAGTTATGATGTGGATGGTCTCGCATAATATGAAATGTTTTATTACTGAATAACCATTCGTTTACTGCTAATTTTTCTCTTTGTGTAAAACGTGTATCGGTATCTCTTGACATCATAAGTTCCACTTCTGGGTCATCAATCGGTTCAAATCTCCACATTCTTGGATTACAATCTTCATTTGTTGTATTTTCATTTTTAAAAATAATTTTAGTATTCGAAACTAGTCTTAATTTTTCAATTGTTTCATGAGGTACTGTATTCTTATCTATATAAAACCAACATTCAAAATCTGGATATAACGTTAATGCATCTTCTGCATTTCGAATAGCACCAATATTATAAGTTGTATTATTTCCCCATAAAGAAAATGAAATTATTTTTTTCATATAATATATAATTAAAAAATTGAAATGATTTTTCGAAAAATAGTAATGCATTCACTTGGTGATTTTTTGGTCATCAAACTACAATGGGTATCGCTCAAAGCAAACTTCAGTGTGTGTACCTTCCTGCTCAAAGCGGCAAGACCCGTAAAGTGGAAGATCTTATTATTCGATACAAAGAGTTGTCAGACGACCTTGACAATGAGCCATGTCTCAACATCTTTATATCGGCAAATAATCTTATGCTTACGAAGCAGACGGAAACACGCATGAGTAAGGACCTCGGCACGCCACATGACGACGAAGATGCGGTTATTGAAGGAAATATTATGAGTTGGACTTCAGGCGAAAAAAAATGCAACATTTCATCGGACGCCCTTGCTTGGAAAATTCTTACTAACGAAGTGGAAATGGTCGTTCTCTGCTCGAATGGTATTCGGATGAAATATTTGGATGAGCTGATTCGAAAACTATCTACTTCACGCCTGTTCACGAAACAAATTAATATTTGGATTGATGAAGCTGACAAAAACGTAAAACTATGGACAAAATACGAAAAAACTGCAGAATTGCCGTTGGTGAATCGTGTTACCTTAGTGAGTGCAACGTTTGATTCGGTTTTTGCAAAATACGGAAAAATGTTTGTTCTAGGGTACAAAGAAACATTTCCCACATGCTACAAGTCACTTCCTGACTGTGAGAAGATAGAAATCAATGAAGGCGGGGACAATGAAAGCTACGTTAGGCATGTAATTAACTCAAACATGGAGTATTTTACAACCCCTGGTCTTCGTGCGTTTATTCCGGGAGATGTAAAAACAGTTACGCATGATGTAATAGCGAACTTTTTGCACGACGAGCTTGGCTACGCAGTAGCTGTCATCAACGGTACACGAAAAGTGATTCTTGTACCTGGCGAAGAGCCAATCGATTTAACCCCTTTCCTCTCATCTACTGTTACTGAAGAATTCAACCACCAACTGGCATTAGTTTACAAAACACGCGAATTACACCGATTTCCATTTGCCGTCACAGGCAGATTTTGCATTGAACGTGGCATTACGTTTCAATGCAAAGCAATGGCTGAACATCCTGGATTTTTATTCGATGTTGGTATTCTCTCCAACATTACGGATAAAGCTACTGCTTACCAAACTATGGCACGTATGTTTGGAAATGTTGGCAACTTTCCAGAATATAAACCGGTTCGTATCTATTCTACCCAGTTCATGTTTGCTAATATTGAAAAAGAAGAATATTGTGCGAAAAACGTTGCCAAACAAGTTCAAGGCGGCGGTGGATTGGTAGGAAAAGAAGAACTCCAAACGGTGTTTATAAAAAAGAAAGTTATAGTTAAGCCACACAAAATATTTGATACAAAAGAGGAAGCAATCGATTTTGGTGAAAAAACATTAAAAATAACATTCAGACCAAAAAAAGACCCAGATGGCACATATAAAGCTCCTAAAACGTTCAGAGATAAAGATGGCAACAATCCTACTGTTGATTCTATTATTAAAAGGTGGTATGGTTTGGCTGACAAAGAAAATCCAAAACCTCGAATGGTAGTTACAAATGAAGGTAAATGGTGTGTGTATTGGAAATCAACTAACCCAAATTAATTCTACAACTTCAGCACGTCGTTTAAAGTGTCCCTGTATTTATTTTTATTTTTTTAGTTTGTCAAGTTCGTTTGATATTTTATTTGGAGGCAGAATAGTATCACTGTTCATTTTAAAAACTATTTTGTTTGTAGATAATTTTATGGCATCAGCAATACATTCCACTCCTTCCTGATTTTTATGTTTGATATATTTAAGAGTACAAAATCGCGTAGTCGATTTAAAATTATCTAATAACATTTCTAGTTGCTTAGTTGTTTCTTTATTGGATCCATCATTTATCCATACAAGTTCAATTGCAAAATGACCTTCTTGGTTTGCTATAGAATCTATACATTTTGTCAGATTTGATATTTTTGTATTATAACTATAAATGATAATAGAAACGGATTTTTTAGGTGGCTTCAAACTACCTGGTAACGCAATTGATTTCATTTTGTTGTAGCTTTTTTTAGTTGACCCCCATTCTTGGTACGCATATACTTTTCCATGGCCGGTATACTCAACACCTGTATGATGGATGGGTATAAAATAATAACTTGGAAATATAGTAACATCTTTATATTTTAAAGTTTCTAATAGATTAGTTAATAATGTTGGACCCACTGTAGTCCATGCAGGATTAGTTTGAATCGATTTTAAATTACGTTTATCCAATATCCATTGTATTGCGGCAAGACATAAAGGATGTTTTTTAGGGAATGCCATAGTTCCGTTTGCTACTAAATTAGGTCGTTTTTCTTCATTTTCATAGGCACAAAATGCTTTTTGTTTCATTAAATGTTCGTCTAAAGGTTCAATACATATAGAATCTGCATCTAAAAATACACCTCCATAATGGTATAATAGTTCCAATCGAATTATATCTGCTTTTCCGCACATTTCTTTAATAGTTTCAATTTGTTCACTACATTGAAATTTAATATTTCGTTTTACAAATTCTTCTTCTGACCATGAAATATATTCAAAATCTGGATTTTTATTTTTCCATGTATCCATTAGTTTAGATGGTTTAGGTTTAGTACCTATCCATATTTGATGTATAATTTTTGGTATAGTCATATATAATGTCAACATTTAAATTATTCTGTATACCATTTTATTTTATTATTTATTGAATTTTATCCACACCATGATTTGGAGTTAATACCGGATAATGATATATATCTTTTTCTTTCCACAATTGTGAATAATGCTTGACAGGAGATGTTGATTGTTCTTTTCTATAGTTTTTGTATACTTGTAATATACGAGTATCATACAAAAGAATATAATTACCATCAAATGATAATAGCATTGATTTAATTTCTTCTTTAGTAAAAAAATGGCTCATTAAGTGTGGACCTGTTATATATAAAAAAGTAGGTCCTATTATATCATATTTTACATGGTGAACAATCTGTTGTATACATTTATGTAAAATAGGGTTATTGGGTTTAACACATATTAATGCATTGTATATTCCAGTAATACCTTGATAAAATCTATCTCTTACAAAATATTCTTTATCTGTTAACTGTATTAATTTAAAATCATTAACACCATTATATTTTATATCTAAATAAATTCCTCCTTTTTTGTATAATATACAATAACGCCATAAATCTGCTTTATAAGCTCCGGGTTTTAATTTATCAAATGTATACAAAACATCTTTGTCAAAATTTTCTTGAATGAAATTTCTGCACATGGTATCATCATATAACGAATATGCAAATTCTGGATTTTGCGATTTTAATAATTCTACATTTTTTTTCATATCAGGTTGTAATTGTAAAGTATACCATGTTTGATATATATGTAGTGGAATAACAGAATGTATGTTTTGAATAATGGATGATTTTTGAATTAATTTTTTTAAATTTAAACTATTTTTTGGTTTTATTTTTAACATATAATACTAGACGAATTTAATTTATATAATATAGTTCAATTGTTTTTACAATAGATTCAATTTCATCTTCGTTGCATTCTATTATTATAGTTTGTATTTTATCCATGATATCCGATGGATATTTATTTCGCATATATTTTATCATAGATACTCCTTTTTCTACTATTTCTTTATTTTTATAGGTCAATGTCATAAAATCATTACGAGATGAGGATACATGAAACATTCCTCC